GCCTCAAACATTCTGTAGGTAATAGCTTCAGCAGAAAAAGCCTGTTGTTGTGCTGGGTCTCCCTGTTGTGCCTGTGCTTCTTGCTCCTCTGCCTCATCTGGTGTCAGTCTAGCTGGTTGTGGCATTTCCTTATTCATCTGATAGGCATGATCCTTCTTTTTCTGCATGAAGGAATGATACCCAGCAGGTGCAGTGGCTGGTGTTGGGTCAGGAATGGCTGCAATCTCAGCTGGCGACTCAGCGTTAGCTGGTGGTGTGGTCAGCATACCAGTCAATGGGTCAGCCCAAGAGGGTTGTGACTGCACCAGGTTGCGACCACCAGAACCATCAGACACAGCACCACCATCAGGTGAGTTGCTGTCATAGAATACTAACTCACCATTAACTGTTCTTGCAACCACTTGACCAGTGTTTGGGTCAATATAACCACCCTTACCATTACTCTGAAGTCCAAGTTGGCGTGCGCGTTCAGCTGGGCCACCAGCAGCTGCTGATGGGTTTCCAACATCACCTAAAGTGGATTCTTTAAAAGTTGAGAATCCTAATTTTTCCTCACTATTAGACCAACGACGCCAACGTGACATTCTGACAATACCCTTTCAGGTATTTATTATAGGTATGCTGCTCCTACCTTTGCCTTCTCAGACACATCACCTTCTCTCGCCAGTTTTTGTGCCTTTTCAAGTACATCCTTAGCTGCATCCCTGTCATCTCTGTTGCGACGAAGTTTCTTGTACTCCACCATTAGAGCGATGTACTTCTTGTCATCGGTACCCACATCTTTCTTGAGTGGCTCCTTCTTTTTGTTCTCTTTCTTCTCAAAGAGATGAGATTGATAAGTTTTCATTGGTTTAGACCTGTGTTTCCTTTATTATAACAGAGTTAGTCGTCGAAGTCAAGGTTTCTTGGTGGGACAACGTTGGGATTCCTGACTGAGATGGACTTCTCACCACGCTTAGCTCTGAGCTCATTAGCAAATCTGATCATTTTGCTATCATTCTGTCTCTTGTCAAATGCTTTAGACATCCTGTCCTCAAGATCATTGGGGACGATACCTTTATACAATGCTTTGATGAGTCCTAAAACCTTTCCTCTGTCTTGTAACATTGGGAATAGATTTCTATACTCATCCAACTCTCCACGTTGAAGTCTGATTCCACCTCTGAGTAGTTGTTGTAACATATCCTGCTTCGTTGCCAATTGTTGTGAGTATTCATCCTCTTCATCATAATCATCATAATCACTGGCTTCAGGTGAGAATGAATCCATCATTGTTTGTTCAAATTCGCCCCTTCTCTTATCAAACATTTCTCTCATATCATCAGGTAGTGATGCGCCAGCAAAATAATGTGACAACTGATAATCTTCCTGGTTTTCATAATCCAAACCACCTAATGCTTCCATCAGTGCTGATACAGGGTCATCCTTCGCTAATCCCAAGTCAATAATGGTTGGGTTACCCTCATCATCAATGAATACATTACCACCATGCATGTCATTATGTGAGAATCCTGCTTGGTGTAACTCACCTCTTGCTCTCCAGAACTTTCTAAAGGTATCCGCTCTGTCCCCCTCATCCCAGTCGTCAAAATCTGTATTGAATGCCTCCTGTCCTTTAGCTCGACTCATAGCATAAGTGCCAGGTGCTACTGGGAACTTATCCTCCCAATCACTTTTATCATCTGGGTCCCAATACATTGACTCACCAGATGCTCTCTTTTCATTATCTGCTCCGCCAGGGTTATTATACATGGATGACTTATGTTTGAATGGACCATCAAATCTTCCATTCAACAGAGTTGGGAACGCTGGGTTGTCTTTCATTGCATACAACGCCTTCATTTCATCTGGACCAATCTGTCCTCTCTTGACCACATGATCATCACCAACAACAATTTGACCAAAGGCACCACCTTCCATGAATTCATCATCATCATACTGGTCGAGGTCAAAGTCTGGTTGGGACACCAAACCCCCCAGTCCTTTGTTTAGTTCATCAACAGCGACTGCGTCCTTTTGTTTTGCAGGTAAATGGACTGCAGCTCTCCATGCTTCAGCAGCCTTACCCTGCTCAGCATCAAACTTACTTTGATCTTTATAATCTCTACTTCTATTCTTGATACTCAGCAGACTGCGAATTTGTTTCTCTCTGGCATCCTCTGGCATCCTTGCCAGTGCTCTTCTGGCATCAATATTGGTGCGACCAACAGCAGTCCTGTCAGGTTGCATAATTTGCTTAACAACATCTGAAGCACCTTTGTTGCCCATGGTGAAGTCAGACAATCCAGGTACCCCCATCTGTCTTTCTCTTGGTGCTGGTTTCCTTGCACTATCATCTTGATATGATTTGAATCCTTCCTCAAAAGTATTTTTGATGTTGTCATAGGACAGGTTCTTAAAATTTGTGCCCTTAGGACCAGCCACCCACTGGTAGTAGTTGGTCTTTCCAACAAAGACGTCAGCAGGGATGTCAGCAGGTGGCTCACTTCCATCCACAGCTGTGTCACCATCAGGACCAGGTTCCCAGGACAGACGCTTTCTGGCTTGCTCTAAACCAGGCTCAGCGGACCCTATGTTCTGTCCTGACCCCATAGGCATACCAAGTTGTGGTTGGTTACCCATGGGGGACATACCACCCTTGTCCATCTGACCACCAGGACCCATGGCGCCACCTTCATCACTATCACCACCATTCCACATATCAGTCTCTACATCGGGCTCAACAGCCACCAGCTGGTCTCCCTCAGTCTTGTGGGTTACCTTCCCTGTGTTTGGATCTACCCAGTAGCCAAATCCCTTATACTTGAGACCCATGGCCTCAGCTTCCCTGTGGGCCTTCTCTCCCTTTCTCTCAACCAGATTGATAAACTTGTTCAGTTTCATCAGGCCACTCCGCCACCACTTCCAGAGGCACTACTATCACCCCAGTTGTTAGGCTCAGCCCAAGCATATCCATCACCATTCACCCCAGTGTGACCCCAGACATTATAACCAGGTGCATTGCGTGGTTCAAAGTCTTTCTTGTGTCCATCACTGACTCTATCTTGCTCACTCTTGGGCTCACACCTCTTGTTCTTCATGTTCCACTTATAACCACGTGGGCACTTAGGTGTTTCGCCTTCGATCGTATATTCTGGTTCTACGCCCTCAGTCGCCTTAACGTAATCAGTAAAGTTGAGTGCCATTTTACTTTTTAGTTATTTATCTCACCATGTTTTGGGGACAATAAAGTTGAGCTTACTGAATTCCAACCTATCAACTAGTTTGACCACACCATGCTTACTGATAGCAACAAAGCCTTCAGGACTGGTGACTTCATAATCACCATTACCTTTATCAACAAAGTGTTTGAGTGAGACCACTTTCTTCATCTTTTTAATCAATAAATCTTTGGATCTCTGGATGTTCATGTAGGCAGCGATAATCATTTTGAAAGCAGCTTCATTGTCATCCACAAACTCAAGCATCTCAATGAACTTGTATGCTTTGTCTGCTTGAGTTTCTAATCTTTTTAGTGGTTGAATCTTTTTATCATACTCTTTACCCATGTGGATGAGGAAGTCATTGTAAGCCCGATCTACAGATGGGATAGATCGCCCCTCCTTAACATAAGAATTAAAAAACTTCTTAAACTCTGTGTCAATCTGTAGTGTTTTCTTACCGCTTTGGATTTGGTCTAAGATTTTCGATGACTTTTTAATAGAGCCCTCAGCCATATTAACTTGCTTATCATATTGTTGTCTCTCTGCTGGTGTAAATTTAGCAATACCACCAATATCATTATACTCAGCCTTCTCTACCCAGACCCTTGGTGATTTACGAAAATCATTGTCATTGATTATGAATGATGACTTCATGTCACTCAGGTTTCTACCCTCATACTTTGTATGAAAAACAATACCTATCTTTGCTTTGGATATTTCTTTACCAAGGTCAGACTTTGACTCAACTGCATATGTGATTGTGTTTGCCCTAAAGGTGATATGATCCTGTCCATCAATTACTTTGTTCTTTTTGTCATCTGTAAACATCAAATCACCTTGAAGCACACCCTTGATACTCAGTTCAGAAAGATATTCAAAGGATGTATGGAGTTTTGCAGCAAGACCTCCACTGTGATGTTTGTCAATGTCAGAATGAGACTTGCAGACTTTAGGTTCTTTTGAGAAGACAGCTTTAGTACCAACAAAGAACTTACCATCAGCAGGATCAGTACCACATATAACAGCAGGGGCCCCATCCCACTTGGTTGTAACCACAGTGGAACGAGTCCCCGACCCTGTCATAAAGACACCCATCTCCCTCAGGATTTTGATGGCTTGGTTTCCACCTTCTGCACCTTTGTTAATAATCTCATCCTCTAGGTGCTCAAGGTGGACGTTCTTACCAGTCTTAGCCATGGGTTATCCCTTGTCTCTGTATTTATTTTAGCATGTCCTCCCCTTGGAATCTAGTGTTTGTCGTCACTGCGTAGCTATTCTTATAACCATTCAGGGCCTCTCGACTCCAGAACACACAGTGGTCCTTGGAGATGCTAGAGACTAGCCCATTGCCCTCACTGTCACGTGAGGAGTAGAGTCCAAATCGTGATTGGAACACAATGAACTCTTTACCTTCCTCAACAAAGTTTTCAGCTTCGAATTCAGTCATTGTTTTCTGGTTGTTTGTTGAATCCAAATGGTCCTTCACTGTCTTCCTTATCAAGTTTCAGTTTCATGGCCACACCACCAACTGCTTCCATAACCTTAAGGACATCCTCAACCTTGGCGTCATTGCCAAGTTCTTTATGAATGTAATAGAACTTATCCCAAAAGTGTTGACCAGCCTCTTGGTAATCTTCCAGTGTTAGAATTTTGTTTTTCACAGGTCTCCCTCCTGACGATTTTCAGAATAGAATGCGTCAAACTGTCCTCCAGGATAACGCTTCTCAAGTTTGTCGACGTTCATCTCCACCACTTCATCAATGGTGGTTTCGAGTGCAATGACACATTGCATCACATACCACATGACGTCACCCAGCTCTCGCTTCAGGTGATGACGGGTCTCCTCATTCCAAGGCTTACCTTGGAACACCATTTTTTTAACGATCTCCATAATCTCACCACCCTCAGCATTGATGCCAATGGCCCCAGTCATAAGACGTTCAATGTTAGCACCCTTCTCATCGAGAGCCACCAAACGGTCACTGAGAGCAAGGAAGTCACGAGACTCATCGCTAGTAACAGCATCGACAAACTCGCTGTATTTTTTAAAGTCAATTTTCTTTGTCATGAAAACAATTCCTGTAGTTCAGATTCTGGGAGGTAATATTCTTTGATGTGCTCAGCGCTTACATCAACTGTTTTTGGTGGCATAGAGTAAAAGATAATTTGGTATGAAAATCCCTGATGCATTTCAATAAGATTCTTGGCGTCTCTAATTGAACCACAGTGACAATACCTATTACCTTCAGTGTCGTTTACCTGATAATAATAGGTGTTAGAAACTGAAGTCTGCAAATGATTTGGGTTTGAATTTGGGCTCAGTGTCATTGTACTTGAATTGGGGCTCGTTGTCTAGGATGTCGTCTTGGGCTGTCTGTTCTACATCATACAGCCTCATCTTAGCTCTGTCAATACCCACCACAAACTTTCTGTGGGTGGTAGGGTCATTGTATCTGTTCTTCAGTTGCTTGACCATAATTTGGTCCATGCTCTCCAGTTCTTCATTGGAGATCAGTGCAAACATAAGGTCAGCAGTTGCAGGAAGACCAAAAGACTCACTAGTGTCAGTCAGACTGACGTCTGAATTGCTGAATCCTGACCGTGTGGTCTGTGTGGCTGATACTATAGGTACGTTGTATTGGACCGCGAGTCCACGGAGCTCTTCAGCAATACTCTTGACAACAGTGTAGCTATTGACGTTGGAACCAGGACGATACCGACTAGAGTTGCATATATTGAGATAATCAATAAAAATGATATCAGGCTTGAAAGATTTTTTGAGTTGCAACTCTTTGATGAGGGCGTCGAAGTGTCCACTATGTGCTGAAGCTGTGGGATATTCTTTGATGAAGAGCTGACCTTGAGTCTTCTTCTGTATATTATTTACCCTTGTTTCAAACATAGGACGAGGGATCTCGATTATATCCTGTATTGGGGTGTCCAGTAGGTTCGCGTCAATTCTTTCCGCAATTCGTTCCTCTGCCATTTCAAGGGTAATGTAAAGCACATTCTTTCCCTGAAGTAAGCAGGAGCTTGCGAACGAGCACATGAATAGAGACTTACCAACACCTGTGCCAGCAAGAGCGATATTGAGAGTCTTACTAGGTATGCCACCCTTTGTGATCTTGTCAAAGTAGTCAAGTCCAAAGGAAATCCGTTCCTCTTTGAGGTGATAGAAGTCATATCTTTTGTTGTAATCGCAGAGGTAATCATGTCCCACATGTGGGTCAAAGGAGACAGATAGCGCCTCAGTGAGAAGTTGTGGGATAGCTCCACGATCTTTCTCACCCTTTCCATCATGGATGGAGATCGATTCCAACAGCGCCAGGTATACTGCTCTTTCCTTACACCATTTCTCAGTTTCATTTAGAAGAAACTCCAGATTCCCTTCTTCTCTTTCTTGGTAGAGATCTTCGGCAAGGGAAACTGTTTGACTAAACTCATCATCGGAAAGTCCTGACAAGTGTTCGATTGCAACCGCGTATTCGGATTGAGTGGGGCACCCGTTGTAATCAGAAAAGTGTTGGCTTGCGATGCCAAACGATGTGCGTCCGACGGACGTCTCAAAGTATTCTCCCTTAATAAACGGAAGTACCTTTCTGGTGTAAGTTTCATCATGTACAAGTCCTCGTAGAATACAATTTTCAATGTTGGAAATCATCAAGTCAATCGTTGTTCAAAATACTGTCCTACTACATTTACGACTCCGTCTTTGAAGCCAACTGTTTGTCTAAGACGCATGTCATCACCATGCAACAGACGAATCTCCTCTCTGTAATCAACACCACCATAACTGGTGTTGAACACAATGGTATCCTCGTCAATCATAGTCATTTTACTGGTGGTTGGGTCAGATGTATAGTAACCAATGTCCCTTCTACACTCGTCATCAACCAGGTTAAAGTTCATCTCACCAGTGTTTCTATCACTGGCCCATGATAACTTATACTTATTGGTGTCGTTCTTGTCCATGGAGAACGTGGTGACAATATTATCTGCTGCTAGGTTATTCCCATACAGATAACGACGATGAGACTCCCAGGATCCTACACATCGTTCAAACCACTTATCAAAATTAGGAGCCATAACTGAATGTACCTCGTGCAATAACGTCAAGTTTTTCCATCACCTCAGGGGTGAAGTATTTCTCGGGGTCAGCCAAGATTGCCTTGGCATACACCTTCTTACCGTCACCCATGTCATAACGACCTGCGACGTTCTTCCAGAGACCACCCTCCTCACCTAGTTCAAGGAGGCCATAATAACGATCAAGGCCACGACTATCGTAAAATAAACGAACACCGACAACTTGGTTCTCCTTACTCAGACGCGACTTGTGAGTCTTAGCCTTGATAATATTTCCGATGATTTCTTTTCCATCCTTCTCTTTCGATTTCGATAGGTAGATGATAGTACTAGCAGCGTACTTGAGGCCGCTACCACCTCCCATCTCCTTAGTAGGAACGTAACTGCCGATGACATCATAGGTGTGATTTGTGACAATAAGTGGGACATCTGCTTGTCCAAGTTTAAGGGTCAACATTCTAAATGCACCCTTGACCAGTTGTGACTTGGTCATGTCCCTGACATTCTTATCTGCCAGAGCATCGGTGATTTCCTTTTCAGTGGATAACATCCCGAGAGAATCGAGAACGAACATCATTGGTTGACGGTCGTCTTTATCCATTTTCAGATATTTATCTGTACATTGTAGTGCTTTGGTCCTAAACTCCTCGATAGTGACTACATTTAGGACAACCACTCTGGATGTATCAATAGCACGCTCTTCCAGTAGACTCTTAGTGATAGCAGACTCAGTATCAAAATACAAGACCATCCCAGTAGGGTTTTGGTCGAGGAAGTTTTTAACAACTGCAAGACTGAAAAAAGTTTTACCTGTAGAGCTTTCACCGGCGATAGCAGTAATCTTATTGCCAGAGAAACCGCCGTGGATACTACCAGAAATAAGAGCATTAAAAATATACGACCCTGAGTCAATATATCTCTCACTCTCATCGATGTCTGATGCGAGAGTGGCATGTTCTGCTCCGATTTCTTTGACGATGTCATTTAAGAAACTCATGTGAAGAAGTCAAATAGTGTTGCTTGTTTTTCTGTTTGCCATCCAATCGTATCCAAGATAACCTTGAGTGGGTCAAGGAAGGACTTCTGGAACATTGTATCATAGTCTATGTGTTGTGTCAATCCAAATTCTTTGGGTAACTCACTGATGAATGATATCACGTTCTCACCTGATCTGTTGGGTACTTTGAGATAAACATACTTGATTTTCTCTCCATCCATAATCAGGTTATATTTGTTCTCCAAGGTTTTCTCTCTGACCATATGGTTATACATGATGGCACCACGAATATGCAAAGGTGTTCCCTTCACATAGATGGTAGTGGGGTTCCTAAACTTGGAGATATTGTTGGCTGTGCGTGGGAAGGCAATGATGTCAGCCGACAGACTGCTGAACTCCAGTCGTTTGTCAGCAATGTAACTGATCAAGTCATCCTCTGTGCCTGTCATAATAATATTCAGGCAGTCCTTAATATATTTGCGACAGGGGGCAGGTGTGGATGACTTGACAGCCTCAATGCCCATCATCTTGAGTTTGGGCTCATCATACCTCACACCCTCATTGTCCCACACATTGAGGATGTAACGCTTCTTGGCTGTCCAGATACCTCTGTCTGCAATACACTCACGCTTCATCACCAGTGTCTTCTCATAACACTGGAGATAGTCACTTAGTTCATCATATGATTGAGTGATGAAGGGTTCAATTTTGTCCTCACAGAATTTATTTAAAATAGATACAACTCTCTTGGTGTCCTGAATACCAACACGATCAACAAGAGGACCAAGATTGAGATAGATAGAGTCAGTGTCTGACGCGATGACATAATCGATTCCCTCTGTATTGAGGGCTGTGTTTACAAACTCATTTATCTTTCTTTCAATCCAACGGATCGCCACCTGACCTGTGAGGGTGATAGCCTCTGCGTTCTCTAGTTTATAGTGTCTGAAGTATTGGTTACCAAGTGCGCCATA